GGCTATGGGCATAAGACGGGGTCAGGTGTAGAAAAGAAAGATCCGAAAGAAATGTCGGGTCCTGAAAAGGAAGCCTACTACCGTGCTGAAGCCGAAAAGCGACTAGGGGTGAAAAACTAAGGAGTAAGTATGGGACTGGAAAATTTTATCCCTGAGATATGGAGTTCCAGCCTTCTAGTACAACTGAGAAAGTCGCTGGTGTTTGGAGCATTGGCGAACAGGGACTACGAGGGCGAAATCCGAGGGGCAGGCGACACGGTTGATATTGTCGAATTGGGCAGTGTAGCCGTAGGGGATTATACTAAGAACGGGTCGATAAAGTGGCAGACTATGGATTCTGCGGCTAAAAAACTTCTGATCGATAAACAGAAGTATTTCGCCGTCAAGCTGGACGATATCGACAGGGCGCAGTCAAAGATCAATGTGGTTGATGGACTCATGCAGGAATCGGCGTATTCTGTTGCGGATGTAGTCGATCAGGATCTTTCTCTTTTGTATTCTGAAGCGGGGAATACCGTTTCCGCTTTGACAGTAACAGCAGGGAATGTCATTCAAAACGTGGCAAATCTTGCGCTGAAGCTGGACGAAGAAAACGTCCCGCAGAGTGGAAGATATCTGATCGTGCCTCCGTGGTATAATCAGTATTTGACCTTGGCGGCTAGCGGTGCGGTATCTGCCACAGCGACGGTAAAGATCCTCGACAACGGAGCGATCTTGAATGGTTGGGTTGGACGATTCTGGGGCTTCGATGTCCTAGTTTCTAACAATGTGTATTACAGCGGTTCTGTGTATTACCCGATGGCGCTGAATAAAACAGCCCTTGCCTATGCTGGACAGATATCGAAAATCGAGTCCACAAGGATCGAGGACGGGTTCCAGGAAGGCATCAAAGGGTTGTATGTGTATGGAGCTAAGGTAGTACGCCCGAAGGCGCTGGTTACGTGCGCTGCAACCAGAGGTTAAGGAGTAAAAAATGGCTAGCACTACTTTAAGTGTTCTTACGCCTACCCTATCGGGTGCGGCGATTACCGCAAAAGGGGAAGTTGCCTCTTCGGAAACTCTCACGATTCAGCCTACTACAGCGCAGTCTTCCTTGGATTTCGATTCTTTGTTTGTAAGGGTGACGGATCAGTCTACCACTGCTTCTGTTGCGCTTTCTCTTGCCGCTGGTGAGGGATGGTCAAGTGAGGGGCAGGGGGCGGCGGCTATTACCATTGCTACTGACGCAAGCGTCATTATTGGTGGTCAGGGATTCGAGAGTGCGAGGTTCCAGGCTACGGCGGGGACTAAGACGATCACCTTTACCCAAACAGGAACAGGGCCGACTTCTTGGGAAGCATTTCAGGCTCCAAGGGCTACGGAATAGGAAGGACTAAATGCTGTTAACGGCTACCGAGGTTACCATTATGTCGAATATCTCTGCTTCGGCGGGGACTATTACGGCGCAAGGGCTTATTCCTACGGTACAGCGCAGTATTTCTGTCTTGACGAATAACTATTTCCCCTCTGGGTTGTATTTGAGGGGCGGGATGACGTTCAATGCTACTGCTAGGACGATTGTAGCTGATTCTTCGTTTGAGGATGAAAATGTACTAGCGGGAGATACCGTCTATGTGTGGGGGAGCTACAGGAATGACGGATTATATGACGTTGCTTCGGTTGATGATGATGAAATCACATTGACAGAGGGGAGCGTTGTTCAGGATGAGCTTTCTGGGGCTTCGATTCTTGTATCCGTAGTTAAATGGCCGAGCGAACTTAAACAAATAGCGGCTTTGATGGTGGCGTATGATTATGATGATCGGAAAGATGAAAAAGGATTAGCATCGAGATCATTGGGACCGCTTAGTGAGAGTTATGATCGGACGCATGATTCGGAAGGGTATCCTGTGGCGATCACGGGAGTACTTTCGAGATATCGGATGGTGAATGTAGTATGAATCTTGAATATTTCTTGACCATGGCGGATATCGCCGTGGTAAGGGAATCTGCAAGTGCGGATGGGATGGGAGGTAGGTCGATAGTGACTACCTCTACCACGATTGCAAGGGGAGTCATATACCAAGCCGGATCAAATGCGTTGAGCTTTATGAGCGATAAAATGTATGCGGATAGTTCACATATTTTGGTGTGTGAGCCATCTGCGTACACATTTACGATTGCGGATAAAAGAGTAACACAAGGCGGGAGGACGTTTACCGTTCAAGGATCTGACAATGTTATGGGAAAGAGTGAAATTTCTGTGGTAGGTTTAAGGTTGCAAGAATGATAACGCTTGATATGAAATGGGATGGAGAATCCGTAAAGATTCAGGGTAAAAAAGTAGTAGGAAAAACTTCCTATGAAACAGCCTTGAAGATTGAAGGAGATGCCAAGCTCTTATGTGCAAGGCGTTATGGGTATTTGGCGGCCTCTATCAATACGCAGACTAAGGAAGGAGGCACGAATGTCGAAAATTCTGGCAAGTATGCAAAAGAAAAAGCTCCAGCAGGATACGAAGGGGAGTCAATTAAAAAGATTGAGAAGCCTGTGGATGACGGTGTGGCTCATGTCGGTACTGCTGTTAGTTATGCAAGCCATGTAGAGTTTGGGACGGTTAAAATGGATGCACAGCCGTTTTTAAGGCCTGCCTTTGATTTAGCGCAAGGGAAGGTTTTAGAAATCGGGGTAGTGAATGGAAAAAGCTATTTCAAGGATTATTTGAAATGAGTGTAAGCAGGGGAGGACAATTCATTGGTTTTTCTCTTCTGAACGCTTCGGCGGTTACGAATCTCACGACAAATATCTATGAGGGGCTTAGACCTATGGGGACGGACTTTCCGGCAATAAATTTCTACGAAATGCCGGGGGGCAGTCGGCTCAATAGCTTGCATGTTGAAATGTATTCGGTGACGTGTCGGGCTACGACAATAGGATCTGTGAAATCGCTGGCTGAAGCAGTTGTTACGTTGTTTGGAGGATCTTCGGGAACGGGGACGATGGGTGTCAGCGATGGTTTTGGGGTATCGAGGATTTCAGTAGTAAGGCAGAACGGGATAGTGCCCGAGCCTGAAAGCAACTGTTACGCAAGTGCGGTTGATGTTTCTTTGGTTTTTTAGGGAGGAAATATGGGATTTTATCAGAATAGTACGCCCACAGCGGTGAAGTTGATTATAGGAAACTGCAAGATCGAAACCGCCGCTTATGGGACAAGTGCCGGAGGGACTTGGGTAAATCTTGGGGCTGGAATTGTTAACAATTTCAACCACAATGTAACCAAATGGGATACTCAGGCGGGGAATGCGCCTGATCCTATCGAGGGTATTGCCGATGAAGCGGTGGTCGTGGATGGAGCATTGATCGAGTATGATGCTTCGGTGCTGGCGGCGATTTCGTGTGGAATCGTGACGGCCGATACTACGACCAGTTCTACCCAGTCTGTATTGAAGGCTGGCGGGAATACCAACATGACATCGAGAGCGTTCAAGATCACGAACAGAAAGTTGATTTCTGGAGTGACCAAAGAAACCGTGATGTTGATGTTCAAAGCAACAATCGACAATGGGCCACAGATCGCTTTCAAGAGCGATAATGACGCCGATCCGATTGGACAGGTAGCGTTCTCCATCACCGGTAAGGTTGATTCCACGCTGACTGTTGGTAGCCAGCTGTATACGATCACTGCGGCTTCCGTGTAAGGGGGAGCTGTGAGTGAAATAATTGATCTTGATATCCTTAGACCTGAGAAAAAAATAATCAGGTTAGCGGGGAAAGAGATTGACGTATCGTTTATTCCTTTGGGGATTACTTTCGAGATTGATGACATCGTAGTGAGATTGGGTGCGATGGGATTAAGAAAGAACGCCGAAGGGAAGTACGTTAAGAAAGCTCTTGCTGGGGCGGATTTGAAGAAGATGTTTGATGAAACGGTTAAATTATGTGCGACATTTGCGGGATATAAAAATCCTGAAATGGACGAAGCATGGATAAAAGATAACCTAAATGTCGAACAGATTCAGGTATTCGCCGAAGCTGTCAAGGATGCTCTCGAAAGATCTTACAGGGGCGTGGAGGAATACTCAAAAAACTGACAGGGGGGCAGGCGGGAAAGCCACGGCTTGCCCCTTTGTTTGTTGGGATGAGTTTATTATACCCTTGGGCGACTAAAGAATATCTATTGAATGAAATGTCCATCGGACAGGTGATGCTGTATTACAATGTGGGGATGGACATTAAGTATCCTTCAGAACCTTCGGGGGATGGGTTGTTGCCATCAGAGGCCGCTGTAAGAGCGAAACGTGAAGAGCTTAAAGCGTTAGGGCTTTTGCCGGATCAGCAGGAAAAGCCTGTTGATGAGCAAAAGAAAAAATTGGCCGATAAGTATGGGAACATATAATGCCTAGTAGTGTCCTCGGAGAAATGATTGTACGAATTGTTGGGCAGACTGCTCAATTTGATTCATCAATCGACAAAAGCGGAAAGAAGTTCAAAGGACTCGGGGAAAGTGTTGCCGCTATTGGGCAGGACATGGCGAGATCTTTACGGGTCTTGGAAGGTGAAGCGGCAGTCTGGGGAAATTCTATTGAGAATATCACCCAAAAACAAATGGTGTTGAAGCAGGGGATTCGTGATCTAATTGCGTCAGGGGTGGATCCTCTGGATGATTCTATTGAGAGATTACAAAATGAGTATTTTGAATTAGGGAATCAGGCTGAAGAATTAGCGAAAAAACAAGCTGAAGT